GTGCATCTGTTCGTGGCTGCTTACCAAGGCGAAAGTGGAGCTAATCAGAGAGGGGAAAATGAAGCATGAATGTTGAAAGAGCGCGGGAAATTCTCGACCCGGAACATCGGGAGAACTACGACGGTATGGAGGCTGTAAATGAGGCTTGCCGGATGGGGCGGGATGCGCTGGGGAAACTGGTGCCGCTGCGCCCCTATCCTGACGGCGATAAAAATATCATGGCCTGCCCCCGCTGCGGGAGCGGCGAATACCTGCACAATGAGGACGGGAATGAGCAGAACTTCTGCGGGCAGTGTGGGCAGGCAATCGAATGGAGATAAGCCATGAAGAATTTTGAGAAAAAGAGGGGCGGGAGCCAGCTCAATTTTCTTGACGAGATCATAGTGGACAACTTTGCGGGGGGCGGCGGGGCCTCCACAGGCATGGAGCTGGCAACAGGGCGTCCGGTGGCAATCGCCATCAACCATGACCCTGATGCAATCCTAATGCACCGGACAAACCACCCATACACGGAACACCTGCAAGCGAGCGTATGGGATGTAGACCCGAGAGAGGTTTGCCGGGGCCGTCCGGTGGGGCTTGCATGGTTCTCGCCGGACTGTAAGCACTTCTCCAAAGCCAAAGGCGCGGCACTGGTAGACCGGAATATCCGGGGCCTTGCGTGGATTGTGCTGCGATGGGCCGGGACTGTCCGCCCGCGGGTGATTATCCTGGAAAATGTGGAGGAGTTCGTTACCTGGGGGCCTGTACGAAAAGGAAAACCGGTGAAGAAAAAAGCCGGACAGACCTTTCAAAAATGGAAGCGGCAGCTTCTGGAACTGGGGTATCAGGTTGAACACCGGGAGATCGTTGCGGCAGACCTGGGAGCGCCGACCACAAGAAAACGCTTTGTGCTGGTTGCTCGCTGCGACGGGCGGCCTATCGTGTGGCCGGAACGGACGCATGGGCCGAGAGATAGCGAGGAGGTACGAGATGGGCGGCTGATGCCATGGAAAAGCGCGGCGGAGATCATCGACTGGAGCGTACCTTGCTACTCTGTATTTGCCAGTAAGCGGGAGCTGAAAGAAAAATATGGTGTGAACGCCGTCCGGCCACTGGCGGATAACACCATGCGGCGGGTTATCCGGGGCGTGGACAAGTTTACCATCCGAAGCGGTCGCCCGTTCATCGTGGAGTGCAACCACGGAGGGGACGGACACGCAAGAAGTACAGAGGAACCGGTAAACACCGTTACCAGAAAATATACCGGGGGAATTTGCGCACCCGCTCTTGTGCCGTTCACATTCAGCAATACGGGCGGAAGTGTGGGGGAGAGTTTGCGCGGGCCAGTTGGAACAGTGAGAACCGCAGGAGGCCAGGTTTTAGCTGCGGCGAACATTATTCAGTACCACACGGAGCAGACGGAAAATGTTCGGGCGAATGGGCTGAGGATGCCGCTGCCGACGGTGGACGCCTCCAACCGGTACGGGCTGACCACGGCACAGTTTGTAGAATATTTCGGGAATGGGCAGCCGATTGATGTGAGAAAGCCGATGCACACGGTAACGAGCCACGACCGGGAGGCGATAGTCTGCGCCCACATCTGCAAATATTACGGAGGCGTGATAGGGGCGGAAGCGCAAGAGCCGCTGCCGACTGTGACGGCGGTTGACCACAATGCGGTAGCGGCGGCCCATATTGTCGAGTTCAAAGGGCAGGACATTGGGCAGGACGCAGATCGGCCACTGCGCACGATCACGGCGTCTGCCGGTGAATTTGCAGACTGCCGGGCAGAGCTGATGGAGGCGGGAAGCCAAGACCTGATGCACTGGCCGGAAGTCCGCGACCTGCTCAACCGCCATTGTGGGTATGAGATGGCAGACGATGAAATCCTGCTGCTGGAGATCGGCGGAGGGCTTTACTTTATCGCGGATATTCTTCTGCGGATGCTGACGCCGCGGGAACTCTATAACGCCATGGGCTTTCCGCCGGATTACATCATCGACCGGGATTACCTGGGCAACGAGTACGGGAAAACAAAGCAGGTGGCCCGGTGCGGGAACGCGGTATGCCCTCCCATGGCGACGGCCCTTGTACGGGCGAACCTGCCGGAGTGGTGCAGTCGGACGATCACGACCATGGAGGAGCTGGAAAAAGCTGTGACGGCATGACGAGAACTGCAACAATGGAGGCGATTTGATGGACTGCTATTACTGCAAAGCAAAGGAACACTGCATAGCTGCGGCGCAGCCGGGGTCAATGGTGTGCCTGGTGAACCGCATGAGATATGGAGGCACACACGCGGACGATCAGCCGCCCCGTCAGGCCGGAGGCTTTTGTCAATACTGCGGCCAGCCGCTGCGAGAGATCGGACAGGAACGGTTCTGCAACAATGTGAACTGTCGGAACCGGTATGTGAGCGTATGACGGGAGGCGGTTGTGGCATGAGCAAAAAGAATATGCGCCGTATCTCTATTCTGGTAACGGCGCAGACGGCAAAGAACCTGGAACGGCTGGCGTCCATGTGCGGATACCGAGAAATCGGGATGGTCGTGGACAAGCTGACCAGAGAAAAAATGATCTCCCTGCATACGGACGCTCTGATGCCGGGGGGAAGAAAGGGGAAACAGATATGAGATACCGGTGTAACTGCCCGGAATATGAGGAGCGGCCCTGTGACAACCCAAACGAAAAATTGGAGTGCGAGGAGTGCCAGTATGGAGAGATTGACCATCAGGAACAGTGACGGCAGCGTATCACAGCCGACCGGACTGAACTGGGCGGCTGCGTTGGAACGGCTTGCCGCCTATGAGGATACCGGATTGGAGCCGTGCGAGACAAGCGAGAAGTACGCAACTATTATGGCGTTCAACAGATTGCGGCTTAAAATCAGCCTTGCAAGGCTTTGCGAAATCTTGCAGGCCGAAACGGAGGGGCGGTGCGTGGTGCTTCCGTGCATGATTGGAGACACGCTAAACAAGTGTGTGAACCAAGCACGAGAGTTTGAGGAACTATACACAAAGCTCTATGCTGTAACAGGCTTTACAGCGGAGAAACTTTTGGAAATGTTCGCTGCTGGGTATGTGTTGCAAAAACCAGATTACTCAAAACAGTTGGCAGAG